GTCTTGGAGTGTCGGCAGCGATGCTCCCTATTTTACCGAAAGGAACAACGAACAAGATGACTCTCAAGCCGAAACCTGTTACCCTGTTTATGGGTAGATATCGTGAACGCGTCGACCTCGCCGCGCCAACAGTGGTGGGCAGAGCGTGGATCACCCAGAATGATGTCATAATTAGTGACATCACTTATGGGAATCCATCTCCGTCTGCAACTGGCCAGGCAATGCGTGCGGAACGCACCTGGGACAGATGTAACCCAGGACCTCCGTATAGATCGGGAGGCGGGTTCACCAGTATCAAAAGCAGGAATCCATGGCGTGAAGTGCAAGGCCAAACTAGCGTAGAGCGTGTAAACGCAGGCGCGCATTTGGTCTATCACTATAGTGGGGGATTTACCCCACTGTCCTTCGGTGTCACTAATATCTCATTGAACGATATGTCCAATGCAGGGAAGAGTGGTACCTATGGACCGAGTTATGGAGAGAGTGCATCGTATGGTGCCAGTGCTTATGCTCGTTATAAGCCTAAACAATCGACAGCCAACGCCGCGGTCTTTCTCGGAGAGATCCGAGATACCCCGCGAATGCTGAAAGGCACTGCCAAAGCCTTCCATGATATATGGAAGGGACTTGGCGGCCATGCTGGAGAATTCTTTTCCAGCAAGGCGCTTTCAGACAATTGGCTGAATACCCAATTCGGGTGGATCCCCTTTCTAAGCGATTTGCAAGATTTTCATCGAACATATCGTGATACCAACTCGATTCTCAGGCGTCTTAAGCGTGAGAACGGTAGTTGGCAGACTAGGGGTGGCACTATGGAGGAGACAGACGAGACTAGCAATGTAGACAATCACGACACGGAGAATGCACCATTGGTGTATCCGACGTTACTGAGCAACTACTATGCTTTCCCTTACCCAGGACAACCCAACAAGTTTGGGTCAACGACGACTAGTCAGAATATAAAACATAAAATCTGGCTAGAAGCGAAGTTCAAATATTGGATGCCTGAGTTGTTGAAGGACAATGACCATGGTTATAACCATGCGATGAACCGAATCCGTCTTTACGGAGCTAGGCTCACTCCTTCAACTGTCTATCAAATCATTCCTTGGTCGTGGCTAGGTGACTGGGCGACAAATGCTGGCGATGTCATAGACAACGTCAGCACACAGTTCTCAGACAATCTAACCGCGAAATACGCCTATGTGATGCGCCATACTTATAAGGCGAATCACAATAGTTCCACAATCCATTTTCATGGCGGTGGGACTTCACACTGTTCTTGGACTCAAGAAATTGAGACCAAGACCAGGACGGGCGCGTCACCTTTCGGTTTTGGCCTGTCTCCCGATCAGTTGACGGGGAGGCAGATTTCGATTCTAGCAGCGCTTGGGATATCCCGGCACTGGTAGAACCTACACTGACCGCGTTTCTAAGAAACACTTATGCCTTGGAAAAGCATAGGACAAGCGCGGGTAATTCCATACCTTAATGGAGGTTAACCACGTATGTTTGCTGATCCACAAGTCGTTACTGTTAATGCAGTGGCGAAATCTATGCCGCGTATTTCAACATCCGGACTTAAGTCCGAATATTTGAAGGATGATGAGTCATATAGACTCACAATCTCGCACCAGAAGTCCGGTAAACGGATTCGGTCGATGGCGCGCATAGACAGTCGAGCTGTGGTGCCGGACCCGTTGACTGCTGTCAACGATTACGAGCTCCTCAGTTTCTACGTCGTTATCGATCGCCCAGAAGTGGGTTTCGATGCTACGGCCGTAGACCAACTTGTCCAGGGATTTAAAACCTGGCTCACTTCAGGGATTGTCACTGCTCTCTACGGACAACAATCTTGATGTCAATAGAGCGGTCCCGCCCTGTACAATAGTACATGAAAGGATATCGCAATGAAGAAATTCTTGAAGTATTTGCAGATGGCCATGCTTGTTATGGGCTTAGTTGCCCAGACTGTTCCTTTGATATCCCCCCTAATCCCCAAAGGGAAAGAGGGGAAGACTCCTAAAGAGCCTAAAAAGCCAAAGGAGTTAGATCCGACGGTAGACCCGGATGGGTCTGATGAGGAACCTAACATTGCATGAACCTGTTACTGCGCTGATACGACTTGCCTGATCCAATATTGGATCAGGGAAGCAGAATACGAGGCTTGAAACTCACCCCCAGAATTGGAGGAAGTTTGAAAAGCAACGTAAGTGAACTCCTAGAGGTGGCACGGTGCGTCTATATAGACGCTTGTGCTAAGTGCATCGCTGATGTCTCCGATTTTCGTGATCTTAAAACTATTAGATCACGTGTCGAACAGGAAGGGCTTTCGTTTTTAACGATTACCCTGCCCCAATTTGCTCGGGACTTCGAAAGAAGCCTCGCAAACGGTGGCATAGACTCATCAGCCTTCGCAGGTTTTGCGAAGGTTGGAGCAATCCCTGCATTTTTGCAAGGTATGCTCAGTCTTTTGTTCGACAAGGAGTCAGGCTGTTATGTACAAAGATCGAATACTGATCGCGATACTCCCGTTATTGTTGATAGCGTACGGCAAATTTGCCTATGCTTCAAAAAACTGGAGCTTGCCTGCACCCCTAAAAGGGTGCGGGCCGCGATCACGACCTTTGTTCAAGTTGAGCGAGACCTTGAAATGTACGTTATGTCTGAGAGTACGCGTCATGAATTTGATCGCGTATCTCGTATGCTGTGG